AACGACCAAGGCGTGGCGGAAGAAGTTCCTGCTTGCCGGCGCCAAGTTTCAATGGTGGTGCATCGAGGTCAAGCATTTCAGCTGTCTCAATGAGCTGTCCAGCGATGAAACCTTCGTCTGCTGGGATCGACGCAGGCGCGATGTCTGGGTGCGGCAGCCGCCGCCCTTTGCCATCCGCAATCACCCGCAGCTCCGGCCAAGGATCGACAACTATCAATCCTTCCTGCCCCGCGTGACGATGGACGGCATCATGATCACCGGCGTCCGCGCGGCAGAGTCCATTCAGCGGCTCCAATACATGGCGGCACTAAATATGGGCGCAAAGGGCATCACCGGCACGAACACCATCTATCCCATCTACGACTGGAAGACGGCGGACGTCTGGCTATACCTGCGAGACCAGCGCATCGAAGTCCCCGAGGTCTACCTGCAGATGTATCAGGTCGGCGTCAATCGGAATCAGCTGCGCGTGTCGCAGTTCTTCTCCGTTGATACCGTACCCGTGCTGGTACACCTGGGCGAATATGACCCATCTCTCATGGAGCGCGTCCTTCGGCGCGAGCCGAATGCCTACCTTGCCATGCTGTACTGGGACAGCGAAATGTTCCACCGCACCACGAGGAAGCGCCGGGAGCTGGAGGGCGAGGACACCAAGGACTACCGTGCGCTCCTGAAGGAGATGCTGTTCGTCCGCCCGGGAGACTTCTTCAACACGGAGCATAAGCGCAAGATCGCCAAGCAGTACCGCAAGATGTTCATTCAGATGGACGGAATGGCGCGGCCGCGCGACTACAAGAAAATGTACGGCGGTCTGACTGCTGGTGATCCCAAGCTCCGCACCCTGCGCGCCATCTATCAGGACATATCCTGCGCCTATGCCGATTACGCCAAGCGCTTCCGGAAGGGAGGTGAGGCAAATGGCTGACGCGGATCTGTTCGCCCCGTTATCCTCCCTGCAATGGGTAGACCGGGAGCAGCTCAAGCCCAATGACTACAACCCCAACAAGGTCAACCGCGAAAATCTGAAACTGCTGGTGCAATCGATCATGACCAATGGCTGGACGCTTCCCATCGTCGTGCGTCCCGACTACACCATCATCGACGGCTTTCACCGCTGGACCGTGGCCGGAGAGGAGCCGCTGCACACCATGCTCAAAGGCAAGGTGCCGGTGGTAATCGTGCGGCATGATGACGCGACCGAAGATATTTACGGCACCGTCACACACAACCGCGCTCGTGGTACACATCTGCTTGAGCCGATGAAAGCCATCGTAAAGCGGCTGCTGGACGAGGGCAAGTCCGTTCAGGAGATCGGCAAACAGCTCGGAATGAAACCCGAAGAAGTATTCCGGCTCTCTGATTTCTCGCGCGATGACTTCCTCGGCATGATGACCAAGGGCGTTAAGGGGTATAGCCATGCGGAATTGCTGACGAAGTTATAACACAATACCACAGCCAGGCGCATACATCGCACGAGAGCGGCGTATCTGCGTCTGGCTGTGTTGCTCCCTCCCCCTCTCGGCATCGTCGCGCTGAGGGCGGGGAAATGCGTTGCAACAAGCGACGACGGCAAAAGGTACTGTGACGACCCCCGCCCCACACGCCGCGGGCTCGCCGACCCCGAAAAACGCATAGTTACCAATGGGAAAATCGGGCATTTCGTTACGCTTCCTCGTTTGGTTTTGGTGCAAAGTTTGGCACCTGCGGCGGTATCTGCCGCAATATCTCTGTTTTGCTTTATCACTTCCGTGCGGAAACGCCCGGGAGTTCGATAAAGATTTCACGCCTCCTGTAAATATAAGACCACAACAGGGTAAGGGTCTCGCCTGTAGCTGCTGGTCCCAGCTGCGGGCGCTCCGGTGCAATTCCGGTGAGCCCTGTATTGCTGATACGCTCTGCAAAAAAGAAAACCCCGACCGTTGCAGCGGTCAGGGTTTTGCATCCTCCATAGGAAGGGCAACGCATTTTAACTTGTTTTGATGTGTCTTGATGCGTCTCGTTTTACTTTAGCATATCTTGTGAGCAATTGCAAGCATGCAGAAAGGGGAGACGCGCAATGTCTGACCGTATGCAAAAAATCACAGACGAGAGCGAGGTCAGCACGACGGAGCTGGCGACGGTGCTGGGCGTGTCTGCCCGGCGGGTGCAGCAGATGGCGCAGGACGGCACGATACCAACCTGCCGCAAGGGCTGCTTCCGGCTGGCCGATTCCGTCCAGCGGTATGTTAAGTTCCTGTCTGACGGCCCGATGGACGAAGAGGATAAGAAGCTGGAGAAGACCCGCCGCGTGGCGGAGACGACGATGAAGGCGTCCAAGGCCACCATTGCCAAGCTGGAGGCTGAGGAGCTGAAAGGCAAAATGCACCGGAGCGAGGACGTGGCCGCGATGACTACCGACTTGATCTATGCCATTCGCGGGGCGATGATGGCCCTGCCCGGCCGCCTGGCCGTGGACGTGGCCTCGGCGAACTCCCCAGCGGAGGCCGCCGAGATTATCCGACGCGAGGTCAACAAGGCCATGCGGGAGCTCTCCAATTACCGCTATGACCCAAAGAAATACGAGGAGCGCGTCCGGGAGCGGAGGGCCTGGGAAGCTGACAGCGGGCGTGATGTCGATGACGGATAAGGAAACGCGCCGGCTCATAGAGGAGAAAGAGGCCCGCGAGCGGGTAAAGAGGCTGAATGCCGTCATCGGGAAAGTCTTGGCCGGCATGAAGCCGCCGGACGACCTGACCGTGACCGAATGGGCGGAGAAGAATCGCCGCCTGTCGGCCGAGAGCTCCGCAGAGCCCGGACCGTGGCGCACCGAACGCACCCCCTATCTCCGCGAGCCGATGAATGCATGGACCGACCCAAAAATACGGCACATCGTCATGGTGGCCGCGTCCCAGGTCGGCAAGTCTGAATTTCTCAATAACTGCATCGGCTATGTGATCGACCAGGACCCCGGCTCGATCCTGTTTGTCCACCCTACCACCATTGACGCAAAGGAGTATTCCAAGCTCCGCATCGCGCCGATGATCCGCGACTGCCCCACGCTGCGAAAGAAGGTCAGCGACCCCAAGAGCCGTGACAGCGGCAATACCATTCTGCAAAAGACCTACCCCGGAGGCATCCTCACGATGTGCGGCTCCACTGAGGCCCACGCTCTGGCGTCAAAGCCTATCCGCTATGTGCTGGGCGACGAGCGCGACCGCTGGGCGCTGTCTGCCGGTAACGAGGGCGACCCGTGGGATCTGGCGATGGCGCGGCAGACGACATTCTACAACGCGAAAAGCGGCGAGGTGTCCACGCCCACCGTCAAAAACGCCAGCGCCATTGAAGCTGCCTACGCGACAGGCACGATGGAGCGGTGGAAATCCCGCTGCCCTCATTGCGGCGAGTATCACGAGATCCAATGGGCGGACATCCGCTTTGAGCACGACGAGATCATCGTCGCGGGGAAAAAGACCTACAAGGTCCGCAGCGTCTGCTATGCCTGCCCCGGCTGCGGCTGCATCTCCACCGAGGCGGAAATGAAGCGCGCCCCGGCAAGATGGGAGGCGGACAACCCCGCCGCCTATGAGCAGGGCACGCGCTCGTTCTGGCTGAACGCCTTTGTCAGCCAGTGGGCGAGCTGGGAATCCATCATTCTGAAATACCTGAACGCCATCGGCAGCACCCGCAAGATGCAGGTCGTCTACAACACCTGCTTCGGCGAGCTGTGGGAGGATCGCGGAGACCTGGAGGACGAGGACAGTCTGATGGCGCGCCGGGAGGAATACCCGGCTGAGCTGCCGGAGGGCGTGCTTGTTCTGACGGCCGGTGTCGATACCCAGGACGACCGCATGGAATACGAGATCGTCGGCCATGGCCACTTTGGTGAGACGTGGGGCATCGAGAAGGGCATCATCATGGGACGGCCCGACGACGATGCCGTATGGGCGCAGCTGGACGAGCTGGTATTTGACCGTGTTCTGCGCTTTGAGAACGGCGTGGGGCTGAAAATGTCAATGTCCTTTGTGGACGAGGGCGGACACTTCACGCAGGAGGTCCGTATGCAGTGCCGGGCGCGGCTGGGCAAAAAGGTGTTCTGCATCAAGGGTATGCCCGGCAGCGATAAGCCCTACACCGCGCCGCCGAAAAAGCAGAAGATCATCATCAAGCAGACGGCGGTCGGCACCTGCTGGCAGTACCAGATCGGCGTTGACTCCGGCAAGGAGGTCATCATGGACAACCTGCGCGTACAGACGCCGGGCGCGAAATATTGTCACTTCCCCAAGCGGGATGACTACGGCTCCGGCTACTTCACAGGGCTGCTCTCCGAGGTCAAGGTCTACGACCCCAACAAAAAGCAGCCGTGGCAGTGGAAGAAGATCCCCGGCCACGAGCGCAACGAGGCGCTGGACTGCCGCAACTACGCGCTGGCGGCGTTCAAGGCGCTTCCTAAGAACCTGGACGAGATAGACAGGCGGCTAAAGGAGGCGGGCGGCGAACGCGCTCCTGCCCCTGTTGCAACGCCTGTCATGCCGCCTCCCGCCGCCAAGCAGAGGCCGAAGCGCAGAAGAAGGAAGAAATACTACGACGATTGGTGAGGTGTCCGATATGGATAAAGTTGAACTGCGGGCGCGGCTGGACTTCTGGCAGAGCGCCCTTTCCAAGCTGCGCGCCGCATATCTGGCCCTTGTGGACGGCGGCGTAAAAAGCTATGTCATCGACGACCGCGAGCTGACGCGCTTCGACCTGCCTGATCTGAAGGACGAGATCGAGGACGCGGAGAAGAAGGTCGATGAGCTGACGGCGGAGCTGAACGGCCGCAAGCCGAGAAAGGCTTTCGGTATCGTCCCCCGCGACTGGTGACCTTTTTCGTGAGGTCACGAAAATGATACCGGCAAAGCGCCCGAAAGGGCTTTTTGCACAGGCAGCCTGGCGGAGTTTGCTCCTTTCGCCGCCGGGCGGCCTGTTTTTTATTCCGAAAACGGGAGGCGATAAGCATTGAGCAACAAGAAAGACCGCCGCCGCGCAGCCGCGCCGCAGGCGAAGGGGTACAGCGAAGCCGGGGCCAGCTTGACGCGGCGGGCGCTCAAGGGATTTGTTCCGGACAGCGGCGCTCCCAATGAGGACATCAACCGCAACAACGCCACCCTGCGGCAGAGGGCGCGAATGCTCTACATGGCCGCGCCGGTGGCTACGGCGGCGATCAATACCAACCGCACCAAGGTCATCGGGACGGGGCTGACGCTCAAAGCGTCCGTGGACCGCGAGGTGCTGGGCATCTCCCCGGAGGCGGCGAAGAAGTGGCAGCACGCGGCGGAGATGGAATTCCGGCTGTGGGCAGGGAAAAAGCAGAACTGTGACGCGCTGGGCCTGAACAATTTTGAGAGTTTGCAGCAGCTCGCCTTGAAGTCGTGGCTGCTCAGCGGCGACGTGTTCGCGCTGGTCAAGCGATACCCGGCAACACCGCTAAACCCCTATACCCTGCGGCTGCACATCGTGGAGGCGGACCGCGCCTGCACGCCAAGCGAATATGGCGGCGGTGTCACCATCGGCGGCTTCGTGGAGGGCAAGATCCCCGAGGGAAAGCCCGGCGCAGGCCACAAGGTCTACGACGGCGTGGAGGTGGACAGCAACGGCCGCGTGGTCGCCTATCACATCAGCAACACCTACCCGCACCAGATCACCAGCGAGCCGCAGAAGTGGCAGCGTGTTGAGGCCTACGGCGCCAAGACCGGCCTGCCGAACATTCTCCACATCATGGACAGTGAGCGCCCGGACCAGTACCGCGGCGTTCCCTATCTGGCGCAGGTCATCGAGCCGTTGCTCCAGCTTCGGCGCTATACGGAGTCCGAGCTGATGGCGGCGCTGGTGCAGAGCTTCTTCACTGCATGGATCGAAACGGAGACCGACCCCTCCGATACACCCTTCAACGAGGTCGGCGCAGGAGATATTGCCGGCGTCCCCGCCGAGGTCAACGCGGACGGCGGACCGGTGGCGAACAACATCTCCGATGATGACAACGAGTACGAGATGGGACCGGGTACGGTGACGCACCTCGCCCCCGGTGAAAAGGTTAACTTCGGCAATCCGAACATCCCCACCGCTGGCTTTGAGACCTTTGTCAAGACGCTGTGTAAGCTGGTCGGCGCAGCTTTAGAGCTGCCTTACGACGTGCTGATCAAGGAGTTCAACAGCTCCTATTCCGCAAGCCGAGGCGCGCTGTTGGAGGCGTGGGAAGCATTCAAAATGCGCCGGAAGTGGTTTGTGGACGACTTCTGCCAGCCGGTCTATGAGATGTTCCTGGCCGAAGCGGTCGCTCTGGGGCGCATCAACGCCCCCGGCTTCTTCACGGACCCCCTTGTGCGGGAGGCATGGTGCGGCGCGCGCTGGATCGGCCCCGTGCAGGGCAGCCTTGACCCCAAGAAGGAGGCAGAAGCCGCCCTCATGCTGATCGACAACGCCATCAAGACCCACGAGCAGGTCAGCCGCGAAATGAGCGGCGGCGACTGGGAGGAGAACGTGGAGCAGCTGCAGCGTGAAAACGAGCTGCTGACACAGGCAGGAGGCAACAAGGTCACCGTTGTATCGGCATCGCCGAAAGAAGGTGACGGCGATGAAGACTAACTTCGAGCATCTGCAGAGCCTGAATGTGCGGAGCATGGCGCTCGCCATCTGGAACTACGCAAGCGACTACTGCGCCTATTGCCCGAAGAACATGGAGCGCCGCTGCAACGAGAACTGCCGCGCGGGAATCCGCGAGTGGCTGAACAGTCCCTACATTCCGTCAAGCGATATCTGGAAAGAAAAGAGGTAAAGCGCATGAGTATTCCGGCAAAGAGAGCTGGGCGAAAGTCTCCCGCCGTCAGCATCTCGAAAAAGGTCTATACGATGGCCACGGTGGACGGCAGTGATGCCGAGATCACCATGTATGGAGACATCTACGAGGAGCAGCCCACGAACTGGTGGGGCGAGCCCGTCGAGGGGCAGTACATCCTGCTCTCCGAGTTTTTGGAGGACCTCAAGCAGATCTCCGGCTGCACGTCCATCACTATCCGCATGAACAGCTACGGCGGCGACGCCGGAGCGTCCAACATGATCCACAACCGCCTGCGGGAGCTGGCGCGGAACGGCACGAAGCTTACCTGCATCGTGGACGGCGTGGCCATGAGCGGCGGCAGTCTTATCATGTGCGCCTGCGATACAGTCAGGGTCAATCCCTCCAGCCTCGTCATGATCCACAAATGCTGGACCTTCCTGTGGGGCGGCTACAACGCCGACGAGCTGCGGGAACAGGCTACCCAGCAGGAGGCGTGGGACAAGATGCAGATGGAGGTCTACACGCGCAAGACCGGGCTGTCAGCCACGGTGATCTCCCACATGATGGCGGACACGACCTATATGACAGGCCGCGAGGCCATCGACAAGGGCTTTGCGGACGAATTGATCGAGGACGCGGAGCCGACCAGCATCGCCGCCAGCGCGGACGGGCGCAGCCTGTTCGTGAACGGGAGGCAGATGCACCTTGCCCCCGGCATGTTTGCGCCGGACAACATTCCCACGGTCACACCCGAGGCCTCCGCCCCGGTTGAGACAGATAAAAACAAGCCGGAAGTCACCGGCGATGAAGGAGGAATTTCCATGACTAAGGAAGAGCTCCGGGCGAAGTACCCGGACGAGATCGCCCAGGTGGAGGCCGACGCCCGTGCTTCCGTCGATCACACCGAGGCGGTCAACACCGCGATCCAGGCTGAGCGTGCGCGCATGCAGGAGATCGACGAGATCTCCGGTCTGCTTGACGCGACGGCCGTGCAGCAGGCAAAGTACGGCGATAAGCCTTGCTCTGCTGCCGATCTGCTGATGGCAGCGGCTAAGAACGCCGCCAAGCAGGGCAAGAAGTTCCTGGCCGATCTGAAAGATGACGGCGAGGAATCCGGCGCAGAGGGCGTTCCTGCCGCTCCTGCCCCCGCAGTCGAAACTCCCGAGGACGAGGGCGAGGAGGAAAAGACCCCCGAGGCGCGCATGAACAAGGCCCGCAGCATGGTCTCCGACCTGCTCGGCAAGAAGAAGGAGGGCTAATCCATGATCAATCTGAGCCAGAAGCTCGGCGACATGACCTTTGACGGTCTGATCACCGACATCAAGCCCGCGCCCGAAGTGCGCGGCGGCGTTATCCGCAAGCTGTCCGCTGCGGCCACGCTCAAGCGCGGCACCATCCTTGCCAAGTCCTCCGGCACCGCCGGCGACGGCAAGCTGGTCATTCTCGGCAGCACGGCCAAGGAAAACGAGACCCTGACCCCCGATTGCATTCTGTGTGATGACATCGAGGTCGGCACCGCTGCCGACGAGAAGGTAGCTGTCTACACCGCCGGCTGCTTCGACATCGGCAAGGTGACGGTCTCGGCCAGCTACACCATCACCGAT